CTAACATAATAGTTAATAAATTAGGATATTTATTTACTTCATTAATAAATTGTTTAATAGGTTTTCTCTCTTTCTCTTTATCTCCATAAACAACATCATTAAGAGGCCATACGAATCCTCTTTCTGAAGGAATCATCGCAGTTAAATATTGTGCAACATCACTATCAATTCCATCTGGATATTCGTCTGAACGGTATCCTCTACAAGCGGTAATACATGCGGCCTTTGGCCCTTCGGTTCCAAATGTGGCTATATTTAAAACATTCCAACAATCTTTAAATTGAGAAAATATATGAGGAACATCATTATTAAAAAAATCTTTAATAGCATGAAGGATTTTTCTTCTTCTTCCAGCTTGAGTATCAAAATCTATATCTGCAAGTTCTGGTCTTGTTGCAGTTAAATCACTTTATCCTATATTTCTATAGGAGTAGACTATATCTTATCGCTAATAACTATTTTATAACCATTAATTAATTTATTATTATGAATTATTTTTCTAACTGATTCTACTTTATCACTTTTAGTTAAATTATTTTGAATTAACCATTCAGCACATTGTTTTTTAGAATCAAATTCAGTTATTAATTCATTATCTTTAAGAATTTTCACATTAATTCCTCTTTGTTGTGCTAATGTATAAAATTCTATATTAAGACTTTTTAGTCGATCACAAATACAATCTTTGTCAACTTTATAATATTCAGCTACTTTTCTAGCGGATTTTAATTGATGATATAAATTTATCATTTCTTCTATATTTATATCTATCTTTTTACCATATGTTCCACCGAGTGTGGCATTATATCCGCTATAAAAACTATCATATTTTTTAATATAATAAGATTCTCGTTCATTTAAATCATCTATTAAACATTCTTCTAATATTTCAAATTTAAAATTATTTTTACCATATTTATTAATTGCTCTTGATAATGGCATATTAGAAATATTATAATCTTTAGAAGCGTAATTTAAATGATAATTAAATCTTATTTCAGGTTTTTGTATTGTCTGACCAACATATTTTTTATTATTAATTAAATTTGTTATTAAATAAATTGTTCCACTTTTTATACTATCACCTACTTTTAAGTAATAGTTATTAGCGTCTTTGCGCTTCGAATGGTAGCTCATCATCCATTCTACTCTACTAACTGCATTACTGCGTTTTCGATAGTCGTTTGACCTTCCTAAAATAAATTTAGGCTTGGCACTGGATTGCCTTCATCTTAATTTGCTAAGGTTCCCCAGTTAGCATATTTTCTAATGATCATTTCCTATCATTCCTAAACGTAAAATATACACCCTTGAGCATCAAGGTTCACAAAGTTTTTTACTATATATTACTATATAGGGAGGTTATTTTAACTAGCCTCCAATGAGGAAGATTCCATTGTAAAGGATCTAATTGAGTTATCCCTAAAAGGTAACAACTTAAAAATCCTGTTGCGGAACCTCGGGCAACTCCTACAATACTATCTCCTTTGTCCCAAACTATCTCTATAATTTGTTTCATAGTATTATAATAAGAAGTCATACGGACCCCGAGATTCTCAGATATTTCCCATAATTCTTTAGCTTCTTCATTTAATCTTGCCAAATATTTTTCATTATTTAACTTCTTTTTATTTAAAGTATTTAAACATTCATTAATCCAGTACCTATCTTGTTTATGTATAGAATTTAACATTTTATCTAAATATGGAAAATCATCAAGAAAAGAAAAAGTAGAAAAATCATAATCTTTAACTTCAACATTAGGAATAAATTGTGGTTGATATAAATCATACATTTCACACATATTCATTAAATCTAATGTATTCTGAGTGAATTCATCAATTTGTTCTTGAGTTAAATAATTAAAATGTTTTTTTAAATCTTCTATATCCATCATGTATGCAGAAGCATAAAACGCATCAACCTCACGCTCACCTTCCATAGCATTTAAATAAGTTTTATGGATAATTCTTTCTTTTTCTGATAAATAATGACTATCAGTTGTATAAATAATTTTTATATTATATGCTTCAGCTATTTTTATAATTTTTAAATTAACCAAAATTTGTTCTTTGGTAATAATACTTGGTTGTATTTCACAAAAGAAATTTTCTATTCCAAAAGTATTAATACAATAATGAATAAAAGTATGAATAGATAATTTTGTATTATAAATCCAGTTAGGATCTTCTGATCGTTCTGCTGCTTCTAATTCTAGGATTTTTTTAGGAAGTTCTCCACCTAAACATGCAGTAGAAGCTATAATATGTCCTTTATATTTGCGCATAATGAAAGATAATTGATCTTTAGTTATAGGAGTTCTTTGGACCCCTTTTTGAGTAAAAGAATTGGCCCATGCTGTAGATGAAATTTCTTTTAAAGCATCATATCCAATTCTATCTTTTGCCAAAAGAATAAAATGATAATACCAATGGGTTTTAGAGGTATAATTTTCTTTATAATCATTTAAATCTTCTATTAAATAAATTTCATCCCCAAGCACTAATTTAAAATCTTTATTAATTTTTTCTTCTTTAAGGAGTTTATTATAATGTTGAACTGCTTGAACATGAGAAGATAAAGATTCATGATCTGTTATAGCAAAACCTTTTAATCCAATATCAATAGCACGATTAAAAAGATCTGGGATTCTATTTATAGAATCTAATAGGCGTAAATTACTATATTCGGTGTGATTATGTGCTGAGAAATACATTCTTTTACTTCCCTTCCGGATGACATTTTCTCCACTCTTGATAAGAAGCTTTATCTTTCAAAAATTCAACGGTAGAAATTTGTTCTATTCCGTGTTGTAAACTAAACTTCATATAGATAGCAAACTGTCCACCTAATTCAATTTCATAATAATAACATCTATAGTATTCAAATTGAAATTTCATTTGTAATTTTGAAAGATCCATTTACATCTCTCCTTTTTTTATTACCTTATATTATATTATATCAAATTTTTTCAAATTTTTCAAATAAGCTTCGAGGCATTCTTTCATCATTGATTTACCTGATCTATATGGATAACGAATAATATATTTTTTATCTTTGTTTTCTATTATTTCTTTCATAAAATCTATCTGATATTGATAAGGAATTATTCCCTTTTCAGTAAAATAAGATTCAATAAATTTTTCAAAATCTGTTTTAGGCTTTTCTATTTTTTTTATAGTTGTATCTGCAATATCTCTAATATCTATTCTCATTCTTTATCCGCCTTTATAAAAACTAATTTTTCTATTGCTCTTGTAATAGCTGTATATATTAAACGAGCATGAGTATTACCTCTTAAATGTTCTTCATAAACCAGCACTTTATTAAATTGAGAACCTTGTGCCTTATGAACCGTAATAGCATATCCAAAATCAAATTCATAAATTATTTTTCGATGTTTTATATTTTGACTTGGAGCAAAACCTTTAAAAATATTTGAATCTATTTCTATATTATAATATTCTTTTGAGCTATAATCAGATTGAAAATCCATTAATATCTTTCTTCCTAATATTCCCTGGTCTACTCCTTTTGATATATTTGTAACTTGTCCAATGGTACCATTAATTAAAGGAAATCCATCATCATTTAGAAAATCCCAATAATTATGTAAACAAATTACTTTATCTCCTTTTTCAGGAAATTCATCAAAAAGACCAAGATAATTTCTTAATTCTTGATTAATTTGTCTTCGACTAATATTTTTTGCACATAAAATTTGATCAGCCCATAATAGCATCCCAATATTTAAATCCGCACGAGGAAGAACTTTAACAAAAGGATCATCATATATAAAAGGAAGTTTCTTTCCTTCTCTAATTAACATAGATAGTCTAATAATACTATTATCTTGAGCCTGCCTATGAATTTCTTCTAAAAATATATCAGGATGTTTTAATAAATTATTATCTTCCCCTATAGGTTCTAATTGACCAGGATCTCCTAATGCAATAATTGGTATTTTATAACTAGCTAAATCTTTTAATAGAAACATTGGAACCATTGAAATTTCATCAATAATAATTAATTTGATATTTCGATCTAATTGAGGCTTTAATTTAAAATAAAATTTTCCAGTTCTATAATTCTTATAAGCATTATATATTAATTTATGAATTGTTGTAGCAGGGAGTCCTTGATTTTGAAGAACTAAAGAAGCTTTCCCTGTATATGTTACAAAAGCACAATAGTTTAATAAATCATTTTCTTTTATAAAAAAATTAATAATAGTCGATTTACCAGCTTCAAGTACCTGCATAACCAGAAATTACAGTTATTAATTTTCTATCAATATAATTTTTATTCATAATTTGGATTGCTTTTTCTTGTTTTGCAGATAAAATCATAAGACCACCTCCTTTAAAATTCTAAAATATTTTGAATAATCTCGTAATCTTCAATTAGTATTTGTGGACTAATATTGCCCATCCATTCATTTTTATTACATTTTCCTACTATATTAATTATAGAAACAGTAAAATCATTAGGAGCTAATTTGTCAAACTCATCTAAAGAACAGTTAAATTTAATACAATTTATATCTCCTAAAATAATTTTTAAAGTCGGATTTTTTTCTTTAGACATTAAAACTTTATTTTTAGAAGTTACTTTAATTCCTTTTATAGCAATTAAAGCTTCTTCAAAACCTTTCCCCCAAAATGGTTTTAATGAGGCAATATCTAAAATTGTTTGGTTATTTAGAGTATCAACTTCAAAAATAAAATCGACATTATATTCATTAAATTTATTTGAAAAATCTAATACTGAATTAGCATAATCTAAAAATTTATGTAGGTTTTCTTTTTTAAATTTTATACCAAATGCTGAAGCATGACCTTCTGCAAATTCTGCTAAATTACTTTTATTTATAAATTCTTTAAAATTTTCTAATATATTAGAATCTATATTTCTACCAGAACCTATATAAAATTCTTCATTATCTTCTTTTTGTAAAGAAACTACTAATGTAGGTCGTTGATATTTTGACATAATTTGATTCGCTACTAATCCATTTAAATTTTTATTAACACCATTTTTAGTATCTACTAAAATAATATTATTATTATTTAAATATTCTGTTGTAATATGTTTTTCATATTGTTCAAATGCTTCATCTCGTTGTTTCTTTTGCCTATTTTTAATATTAGTTAATAAACGAGCTGCTTGTTCTACTAAAAGTTCTTCCTCTCCTTTATGGCCTCTTTTAGTAGAAGGGATAATTTTATTTGCGTTTTCTACTAAAAAAGCTTCAAAAACAAATAATCTTTCTTCTAAAGTCCCTACCCTAACTACTGCATTAATGAAAGGAGCGATATAGAAAGCAATACCAATAGGAGTAATTTCATTTCTTAAAGAATAAGATTGTTTTTCAACAAGAGTCATCAAAAATTTATTATTATAATATTTTTTATCTAATAAATGTTGAATCCCTTTTTCTACTAATCTTTTGGTTTCAAGTTCTTTTAAATCCATCATATCTGCAACTAAACCTAAGGCAACTAAATCTAAATACATATCTGCATTAGTAATATGAGAATGAATATCAGAATCCGATATATTGTCTAAGGCCCGACAAAATTGATAAACAATACCTACTCCAGATAATGCTTTATTAAGATAATTTTCTGATAATTGATTATTCACAATAATAGCATTAGGACTTTCATATTCACATTCATGATGGTCTAATATAATAATATCTATTTCTAAATTTTGTAATTCTTCATGGATATCATATTGATTACTTCCAGCGTCTGGAACAATTATTAAATCATATTTTTTATTTATTATATCTTCAGTTATATCTAATCCATGTATTTTAGAATTATGTACTTGATATTCTATAAAAATATCTTTAAAATTAGTAGTTAAATAATTATATAATAAAGCTGCTGAAGTATACCCATCTACATCAGAATCTACTTGAATTAAAATTTTACTATTATTTTCATAATGATAAATTAAACAATTAATTGCATTATTAATATTGTTTAATAATCTATAATCATTAATTACATCATCTCTTGTATCTAAAAAACTAGATATTTTATCTCTTTCAACTCCTCTATTAATTAAAATTTGCTCAATAGGAGATAAATTTTTATCTATTTCATTAATTAAATTTATTATCATTCTATATTAAAACACTCCTTGTGATATTCTATTGCAAAATAAAAATTCAAAAATCTCTTTTCCTTGATCTATTGGGGCGTCTTTATAATTTAAAACATTATATTTATCGAATATAATAGAAACTGTACAATAATTTTGTACTTTTTTGGCTAAATTTATTAATAACTTAATATTTTTTTTGAAATTATTATCTCCTAAAGTTTCAAATTCTTTATCATAAGCTATAATAATTTCATCTACTTGACATTCATTTTTTATTAAATCATACTGAAAAGAAGATATAGAGCTGCCGCAAGTTGCAACTGAAATATTATTATTTGAACCAAATAAACTATCATATAATAAAACTGATTTTTCTCCTTCAAATATAATAATTTTTTTACATTTCCTTATATTATTAATATTTAAATTTAATCCAAATAAATTTTGAGATAAAGGATGATTATATAAAGTACCATTAATTTTTACAGGTACATATTTACCATATAATTCGATATCTTCTTTAACTAATGTTCTTCCTCTAATACCTATTAATTCATTATATAAATTATAATGAGGAATTATAATTTGATGATTTGTTCCATAATATTTTATATTATATTTTTTCATTGTATCTACTGTAATACCCTCTTCCATCCATAAAGATGGTATCATAAAAGATAAATTATTTAAAACTTGATCATTATATATATTATATTTAATTTCTATACTTTCTTTTGATTTATTCATTAAATTATAACTATCTAATATTTTTAAATCACTTAAAGTACTTTTTGATCCTTCTGTGAGGAAATTTTCAGTAGGCAAAGAAAAGAAGTTAACTATATATTTTATAGCATCATATAAATTTAATTTTATTAATTCTTTATTTTCTTTAGCTCTAATAAAAACTTCAAAAATATCCATACTCCCACATTCAGTATAACAATGAAATAATTTTGTATTATCATAATAATATAATTTTCTTGACCCTAAACCTATTTCATTATGACAAATAGTCTCAGCTGTAAAACCCTGCGGAATATATTTAGGATTTCCTCCTAAAAATTCTATTAATTGAAAAACTTGCTCTAAACTTAAATTTTTTTTAATTTTGTCCTTATCATATGATTTATACGACATCTTGCATTACTTCTTCCACTTCTATAACAAAATCTTCTATTGGAATTAATTTATAATTATTAGAAGTTAAAAATCTTGGAGTCACTCTACAAGTTCCTAAATCTGCAGTACACCAAAGTTTTACTCCTGTAAATTTTCCTCTACGATTTTTATATATATGATAAACTAGATTTGGTTGAATTATAGAATTTCCTATAATTAAATTTTCTAAACATTTTAAATCATTTTCTGTAACTGGAAGTACAATTGAACCAAAATCAATTTTGTCTGCAATAGCTTTCGCTCCTCTAATTAAATTTTGGTTACCATCTTTTTTCCCCTCCCAATCTGCATTAACTTGAGTAGCACTATATAAAAATATATTTAATTTATTACATAAATCTTTTAATCTAATAGAAAAAATAGTTAAAATATTATCTTCTCTTAACCTAATTCCGCCACTTTTTCTTGTAATTTCTTCTAAAATTTTTAATGATGTATGAATATAATCAAAAACTACATATTTAACATCATGATCTATAACATATTTATTAATTGTATTTTCTATATCATCAAGAGAGAAATCATGTAATTCTTCTATCCATATTGGACTTTCTTTTATAATGCGCCCAGCCTCACGCACTCTATCTTCTTCGTTATATTCATAATAACCATTTAATATTTTTTCTTCATTTACACCTGATAAAAAAGCTAACATCATTGTTTGAACTTCTTCAGTTTCTTGTTCTGTTGTTATAAATAAAGTAGCCTCTTTACTACCACCTTTAATCCATTTTTGACTATATATATCATAAACAGTACCACAAGAAAAATAACAAGCATCTGCTATCCCTAATCGAGTTTTTCCAACACTAGTAGGCGCAGATCGTAAATAAAATTTTTTTAATCTAGCTCCTCTTGTAATAGTATTCATAAGAGACCCATATAAAGGAATTCCAACTTCAGGCACTTCTTTTAATTCATTAATTAATTCTTCTATTTTATCTCCTGCTTGTACTCCAGTATCTCCTAAACTATTAAGATATTTACTTTTAATTTCATCAATTTTATCATCAATAGCTAAAGAAATATCTAATAAACTAGAAGCATCTAACCAATCTTCTTGATTTTGTTTTAATTCTATATTTAAAGAATTAGGATCATATAACCAAGTAATATCTATTCCATATGTAATATACATTCTTAATAATGTCATTTTCTTCATTCTGTTATAATAATAATCAAATTTAGCTAAATCTGCAATTTTTACAATTTCAGAAATATATTCTATTCCTTTATTATCATTAAAAATTTTATATGTATTCGGTCTAGTAGATAAATAATTATCAATATCTAATATTTCAATTTTATCTAATCCTTGTGCTTTAAGATTATTAACAGTTCCAAAAATAATTTTATAAAAAATTTCTCCAAAATCTTCTAAATTAAAAGTATATTTATCACTTCTATCAAATAACTTTGGATAATTGATTAAATTTCCTAGTACTTGCATAATACTTCTTTTATCAACGAAAATATTTGGATTCAATTAATCTCCTCCCCAAATAAATAATCTATATTTATTATTTTAATTTTCTTATGATGTTTAGGAGGATGGATAACTATAGTTCGTGTATTAATAATAAAAGAATTTTCTTGACCTTTATTCATTTGCTGAGCCTGAAAAATGGTTTCATAATATTTACGAGCATCCTCATATACATAAGGTACAATTCCAATTCCCCCATTAGCTTTTTCTATGGAATTATTTTTAACTTCATACCAATATTTTAAAGTTCCTAAAATACCAGAATATGTAAAATGATATTGGTTAATCATATCTTTAATTTGTTTTTGAATTCTTGCATTTATAAAATCAATTTTAAATAAATTACATATATATTCTTCTAATAATATTTTATCTTTATCTAAATTATTATTATTAATTTTGAAATTATTGTAACAATCTTGATGCCAATATCTATTTTTTAATGCTATATAAGATTCATCTTTACGATAGAAGTATTGTCCACAACCTGGACACTTCACTTTTCTTTCTGCTGGCATCATGATCCTCCTATTTTAGAATTTCCTATATTAATATTATATCAAAATTCTTTAGAAATGTCAAAAGAGCCATCATTTGATGACTCTTTTAACTTAACTTTGTTAATAACTATTTTCCTTTTAGAGGTAACTCCTTTAATTCCGATACAATAATATCAATTAATTCAACTTGATCTCGAGAACAATTTGCTACTTTTTTACCTTTTCCTAAATGCCTTTCTACAATTTCAGTAATTCTAGGAACGTAATAGTCAACATTAGATTCAACTAAAACGCTAGTAATATGTCCAAATTCTTCCATAAGAGTATCAAAATCTAAATTACTTGTTGTATCAATATATAAATTTTCTCTTGTTTCAGTAATAAATTCTTCTCCATCTTCTTGCGCTTGAAGATCTATCGCTTCTGCAATAGCTTGAATTAAATTTTCATAAGTAAATTCAATTCTATCAGGAGTATATCTAAATCTAGAGCCTGCTTCAAAACGTGGCGTTCCACGCATAAATAACATGGTTTTATTTTTTCCATCTGAAGTTTCTATAATTCTAGAATATCCTATTATATCACACATTCTAGAACAAATTAACCTAGGCTTATTAGGTAAAGTTGGAACTATCTTATTATATTCAGTTCCATCTTCATTAATAAATACTTTATCTTGTGAATGGCTAATTAAAACTAAACCGTACCCCATTTGAACAATTTGTCTTAATTTTTGGTCAAATTCTTTCCCAGCTTTTGTCCATCCTTGTCCAAATGGAATTTTATTTATTCCATCTACACCTTCAATATTACAAATATACTGTTCTGCGTATTCATACGCTATATCTACAGTATCAATAACAATAGTTTCAAATTTAGCTTTGACTTTTTCGTTTTTTAGTTCTCTAAGAATTTTAAGAAATTCAGACCAATTATTAATTGGTTGTGCATATACTCCACCCAATGTAGAAAATCCTTTTTCAAAAGCTAATAAAAGAGCATTAGGAAAACGGGATGCGATAGTTGTCTTGCCACTCTTAATGTCTCCATAAAACAATACAGAATAACCTCTTAAGTCTCTACTAACTTTGTGAGGTTGAAGCTCTAATAAACCCATATTATTCCTCCCTAGAAATTAAATTCTTGGTTTTTATTTTGTGTAATAGAGGGAGTATTAGCTGTATTTTTATTTTTATTTTGCTCATTTTTGGCTTTTAAAGCTGCCAAAGCTACATTTCGTGCAGCCAAGGCGTCTTGAACTTCAGAAACTTTTAAGGTCTCATCTGTCTCTATCTCATAAGGGTTACTTAAAGCTCCAATGATGATATATTTTCTACGACTATTAATAAATTCTACTATTTTATCTTCTCCAAAAGCAGATTCTTCAACTCGTTTTGTTATAATATTTTGTGTAACAATTTTTCCCCAAACTCTTGTAAAAGTTCTAGGTTCAATATTTCTGAAATATTCTATTCCTTTTGGATCTTCAACAATATATTTAACTGGCATAATACGATTCATAAAATCAAAAATAAATCCATTTACTACCAAATAACCAGTAGGTTCCATATCTCCATCTTCGTTCTTAGCCATATCATCACTTACTGAAGTAATAAAAATATCAGTATCAAAAGTTGCAGATGGTGTGTATTTATTATCTGTTACAATATGGAAAAATCCATTAAAATTTCTCAAGGTACTTATAAGTTCTCCGTCTGGACGGTACCAATCATTTAAAGCAAGAGCAGAATCAATTCTAATCTTAGTAGCTTTCTCTTTCCCATCTTTTACAACAGTAGGGATTGAAATAAGATTTTTCATATTAGCATATTTTTTATTTGTTGCGCCAGCTTGAGTAAATTCAGCTTCAAAGACACTAACAGGAACAATATTACTTTCAGAAATTTCTACTGAAATTGTTCCACTTATATATTTAGAACCTGGGTTTTTAGCATTTACACCAGCTGT